AACCAGATTGATGATCCATTAGATTCATTAGCAGGTGCAATATCTGATGAACCTATACGCATAGGTAAATTACACAACAAAGATGAGTATAAAGAAACGCCTAATTGGAGAACAAACGGTGGCGTACATGAAGCCGCCTTAGATTTCGAAAATTAGGGGTAGGCTATGTCAGTGCCAGAGCAAATACCATATGTCGGATATGTCGCAAATGGACAGACGACAGAATTTCCAATTACTTTTGATCTTCATGATCCTGAGTATTTGATTGTAACAATGAATAAAGAAATTCCTGTTGTTGGGACATATGCAGTTGATATGAATGCTCTAAAAGTAGTGTTTGCAACTGCACCAACAGATGGAACACAAGTAGAACTGTATCGAGAAACAGAACTAAACCGAGATACAAATTATCAAAAATATGACAACTCATTCCGTCCTGAAGCTGTAAATTACGACTTCGATAAGATTTGGCATGTCTTACAAGAACAAGACATGATCGATGCAGAATTATTAGCGCGACTTAAAGCGGAAATTGAATGGAGACGCACGCATGACGCTAATTTTGATGAATTGGCAAAAATGCGTGATGCGCAAATATTCACAGGACTAAAGCAATATATAGATACATATATTGCAGCAACAAATCCAAATATTTTTGAAGGCATTACTGCAGGCATTGTCTTCGCTTTAGATAAAAAAAGTGTTCAAACACACTTAGAAAATATTTATCAAGAGCTTATTAAATCTAATCAAAGCATTGCCGAAGAAAAATCTCGAGCAGAAGGAGCTGAGCAAGAGTTAGAAGGCTTGATTTCTACGCAACAAGCCAATTTGAAGGCAGAAATTCAGCGCGCTATAATTTCTGAAGCAGCAATTGATGCAAAAGTTAATGCAAATGGTGTAGGCAACAGAGCTTACAAAACTTATGCAGATATGGATGCTGATAAAGCTAATATTCCTGCGAAATCAAAAGTCACAGTCACCAATGATGCTACTCCATCTAATAATGGCGACTGGCAATGGGATGGAACTACTTTTACAAAGTCAATTTTTGATCCAGTTTCACAAGCAGCGGCCGATGCAACCGCTAAAGCGAATGCAGCAGAAGCAAATGCAAAAAACTATGCAAATAATCGAATTCCATTAGATGCATATGACGCACTTGACATGCGGGAAGACATTGCAGGTTTTGTTTATGCATACACAACAAAGGATGGCCAATTAAAACTTGTAGGGATGAGTGGCGGAGTTCAAGAGAACATCAACACCCTAGTTTCACAGATTTTTTCAAGAGATGATGGTGTTTTAAATACTTTTCTTGATAAAAGTGGAAACGTAGTTGCTTATACAGATTTAAGTTCAAATCTACATGTTGCTGGTCAGATTTTTCAAGGCGGTGAATCACTATCAACCATTGTAAAAGAGACGCCAAAAAATTTAGACCGCACCGCATGTCTAGCCTATCAGTCTAGTTTGATTAGCAAATATCCACCACGTTCTGAGTTCACATCTGTAATGACTCGTGCAGAATCAAATGGTCTTCGAAACCGTATGATTTCTGCTATTAAAGTCCCGACTGGGTTGTTTATGGTTTGGCATCAACAAACTAAAGCCGAGTATGATGGTGATGGCTCAGGGTCTGCATTTTGGTGTGGTTTTGCTGATATTGATAGTAGTCAAAACATCACAATTCGAGATAAAAAACTATTTATTTACCCAGATACAGATGCGGGTATTGTTAAACATCCACATTTGGGTCGCACATCAGATAATAGAATTATTCTTGTTTATGAGAAATCAGTTGGGTATGCGGAGGCGACAGCACAGAATCCTGTAAATTACATCAGATATGTTAGATATTCATCAGATGAGGGTGTTACATGGACTGATCCTGTGGCTTTAACTTTTACTAACAATCCGCCAACAACAGCATTAAAAGCGTTAGGAACAACATCCGAAGTATTAAGACTTAAATCGGGAAGATTGATTGTCGCTCTTTATTCGACGCTGGGACAATGTGGATGTATCTATTCAGATGATGATGGCGCAACATGGAGTTATTCACAGCAATGGATACGCGAATCAAATTGGGGTACAGAGCCGTGTATTAACTTAGATAGTAATGGGCATTTGATAATGTCTATGCGCCCAATGCAATCGACACAGATGTTTGCAGGGTTTGCACGTAGTGTTGATGAGGGCAAAACTTGGCAATTAGTTCACACAAACAAGCTTGTAAGTGTCGTGAGTCAATCATTTTTGCTCTATGACGATGCACTAGGCTTGCATATCGAAAGTCACGATACTAATTCTTTAAATCAACGAACTAGATTCCGTTTATCGCTTTCTTATGATGATTGCAACACATTTCCGCTCCACTACGCACCCTTTGCTGATACTCGTTATGTTGGGTATACGCAAATAATTAAATGGACTGAAGGGGTATATCTATTAATGATGGAATATAACGATAAGTGGAGTGGTGTTAATAGTAATGAAGATTTGGGTATTCAACTTTTTACAATTTCGGAGATTATGAACAATGTCAGTCGTAATTAAATCAAATCGAGCTTCGCTCAAAAACTTTGGTACTTACGCATCACTTATCACAACTGCATCTGAAGCTTACACAGCATATAAAAATCGTGTAGAAGCAGATGGCGGAACAGTTATGAATGAGAATGCTACAATTGCAGCATTTGATTTTCTAATTAAAAATGGACTGCTTGGTGCGGCAAGAACGTGGGTGTCATCTTCATTCGGGTTAAAATTAAGTGGCTCTAATATTCTTAAAGCTTACAGTTTGAGCGGAGAAGATTTAGTATCTGTTAGTTTTGGTTCTGGTTTACTACCAACATTAAATAACGGTATAAAGTTTAATAACACTGTTTCAGACACCGTGAATGGAACAATTTTAACATCTTTAAATAAAATAGACTTGCGTGGTAAAGGAACTTTTATTGGGCATCAGCGTTTTGCTCAAGCCCCTTCAAGAAATTTTTTAACTATTGATGCAGCTTTAACATTGCACAATGGTGAACCGAATGCTTCCCCGCTACTAACTCTTCAAACCCCACTGAATAGTAACTACACGCGTTTGCGCAGGCAGGTTGGAAATAATCCAAACCAAAATAATTCAGGTTCTGCTGCTTATGCAAATATTGACTTGAATTCAAGTACACAGGCAGATGTTAGATACCAGCATAGAACATCAGAGAATATTGGGACAGGTATAGGTTATCGTGATGGTTTGGCAGTTACTCTTCCACCATTAAGCCCCGCCAACTTTGATGGATTTAAAGCTTACATTGATATTGGAGGGGCTAACTATCAAACTGGGAATTCGCCAACACGTTATTTTTCAGATACAACATTTAAGCATTTTTATATGTTTGATGAATTAACAGAAGAGCAGGTAAATGCACTTGTGAAATTAGTAATCTGATGTAGGACCATTGATGTGTGCTGAAAAAACAGGAGGTTTTAACTTGGTAAACTAAACACAAGCAACTAACTTACCCACCAAACCACCACAAGCCCTTTGCTTCAATAGCTTAGGGCTTTTTTATTGCCTAAACGAAAGGGGGAAGGCATGACTGAAAATGAATCGTATGGGTTGAGATTTGAAAAGAAAATCGACTCCATTCAGAGTGATATTCGCATGTTGTCAGATCATGTTACTCGACTGACTTTCATTAATGAAGCGCACAAAGAGACTAGCGAACAGAACAAAAAAGATATCGATACATTGGATATCAAAGTCGCCAATTTAGAAAACCGCACAGCAGCGCAAGATGGTGGAATTTCTGTGCTGCGTGTATTGCTGGGAATATTTGCAGGCATCGTATTTTCATTGTGTGCGTGGGTTGGATCTTCAATTATTCAATTAAGCCAAGACCAGTCTTTAATTAAAGAGAAAGTATCACGGTTGGAGGAAGCAAAAAGATGAACAGTGAAAATACTCGCGCATATCTAGCTTTCGCATTAGTGGGACTGATGTTTGTTTTAGTGATTGCTTTATTTTTTGTGGATATGCCGCGAGAAAACAGCAATCTGATCAATACGGCATTGGGTTTTATTGCTGGGGCTATGACAACTGCATGTGGGTTTTATTTTGGTAGCTCTGAGTTAGAGAAAAAGAAAGGTGAATCCAATGACAACTAAACCATTCTTCGATGCTGCCCGAGTAATTGCAGGCGGCAAGCTTACACAGGCGCAAGTAGACGATCTAAATAAAGTGGTCGAAAAACTTGCACCAAGTGGGAAAACGACAAGTGATGTTGGTATAGATTTAATCACAAGTTTTGAGGGAACAAGATTCAAAGCTTATGACGATGGTGTTGGAGTCTGGACCATTGGCACTGGCACCACAGTTTATCCAAATGGCGTGAAGGTTAAGCAAGGTGATACTTGCACACCTGAGCAAGCTAAGACTTACTTTAAGCATGACTTAGCCAAATTTGAAAAGACTGTAAATGAATCGGTAACTGTACCTTTAACTCAAAATCAGTTTGATGCATTAGTATCGCTGACTTACAACATTGGCTCTGGTGCTTTTAATAATTCAACCTTATTAAAGAAACTCAATAAACGTGACTATCAAGGTGCTGCTGATCAATTTCTTGTGTGGAATAAAGCGGGCGGTAAAGTTATGAAAGGTCTAGTTCGTCGCCGAGAAGCAGAGCGAGCACTCTTTTTAAAGAAGTAACTTATATGTGTAAGCGTACTAAAGTTGCAACAATCATCACATTGCTGTGCCTCCTCTTCTCAGGTTGCACAGCTCACACTATTAATAGTAATGTGAATGTCTCAATTTGTGTAAGGGCTTTATGATGCAAGTCATGATTATGGTTTCTGAATCTGGCAAGATGGAGCACACATGCAATCTTCTTGCCGAAATAAATAAAAAAGGTGAAGTCATAAAGATTTATGACCACAATGGAAACGAGCTAAAAATTAACTTTTTAAATAATGAAGTTTACTTTAATAAGACTTGGTGGCAATTCACTAAGATACAATCACTTATCTAGTTGGTAAGGTCTTGGCATAATCTGCTTTAATTTGATCACAATAATCTGCCCAGCTTTGCATCATCTCTCTTCTTTTCTCTAAATGTTTTGTCCGGTTGTATGCTCGACCATGCATATCTTTAACTTTGTGTGCTAATTGCTGTTCAATGATTTCAATAGGGTAGTTAAGTACTTCCTCTAATATTGTTCTTGCAGAAGCTCGGAAGCCATGTCCGCAAACTTGTTCAGATGTATAGCCTAACCTGCGTAATGCTTGGTTAATTGTATTTTCTGACATTGGTTTAAGTTTGCTAGTCATAGAAGGGAATACATACTCACTTTCCCCGTCAGGATCATAAGTCAGTTCCTTTATTTTCAGCAACAGTTCTTTAACTTGTCTAGGAATAGGCACAAGGTGTTGAACGCCAGTTTTATTTTTGGTTTTTGGTGGCGTATACCTCCAAAGATCAATTTCTAAGTCAATATCTGGCCACTTTGCGTAACGCAGCTCACCCGGACGAACAAATACATAAGGAGCAATTTTTAAAGCCATTTGGGTAATGAACGTGCCTTCATAAAAATCGATGTCGTAAAGTAGTTCAGCAAATTCATTCGATTCAGTCAAAGCTGATAAATGTTTTACTTTAGGTGTTTTTAAAGCACCTCTTAAATCTTGAGTTACATCTCTTTCACACCTACCAGTGGCGACACCATATCTCATGATTTGTCCGCATTTCACTTTAACTTTTTTTGCTGTCTCTAATTTTCCTTGTTTCTCATAAATACGACAGATATTTAAGACTTCAACTGGTGTGACTTTATCTATAGGTTTTTTCCCAATATTGGAGTTTATGACTTGAAGTAATCTTTTATGCCCACGGATAGTTGATTCGGCAAAATCCTGTTTTGATTCCCATTCTGCAGCAACAGCAGCAAAAGTATTTTTCTCTGAGTTTATATGTTCTTGTTCAACTCTTTTACGTTCAACTTGTGGGTCAATATTCTGAGCCAGTAAAGTTCTAGCTTCATCCCGTTTAGATCGTGCATCTGCAAGACTTACTTCTGGGTAAGAACCAAAACCAATAGTATTTCTTTTTTTTGTATACGGGCGTGAATAATCAAAACGCCAAAACTTATTTTGGTTTTTATCTATAAGTAAATAGAGACCCGAACCGTCAGATAGTTTCAGGGATTTACCATTTTCTGATTTTGCTTTCTTTATCTTTGTATCAGTAAGTGGGACAACGGTTTTAGGCAT